TCCCTCTGAAGGTCAGCGTCCGGATTGTAAACGTGCGGAATAACGTTCGTGCATAGATACCGCGGATTGTGCGGTTCCATTCGTTTATCAACGGCATTTCGGAACCCATTCTCGAAGGGAACCCAACCGTCCGGATATTGATTCAGGTCTTCCGCTTTACGTTGGAGACTCGCGTCCGATAGAAAAAGGTCGTGTATTCGCTTGATTGTGTGACTTTTGATGTATTCCGGATAAATGCAATCGCGGATCATTGTCTTCAGCACCGCCCCGGAATAATCCGGATGATAGATTCCGTCACGGTATATATAGACGGTTCCACCTAAAACGAAGAGACTCTCGCGTTCCTTGATATGCTGAAATATCCCGAAGTCATATACACCCGTTATTCTTCCGTTCTCGCTGATTAGGTGAAACTGATCGAGATTCATCGGTTCGGCTTCCGGTTCGGGTTCAGGCTTCGTCAGTAACGCTTCCAAATCCTCGACCGTGTGATCCTTGAAAAAATCGGATATATCACCGTGTTCAATCTCCGGAGTCGGGACGATGACCTTGACGGACTTCGCCACCTTCGACACGTCCTTCTCGACCTGTCTCGCTAACTTCAGCCCCGGAGCGTCATTGTCAGCCAGGACGACAACGTCCGCACCTGAAAACAACGTTGCACAACCCGGAACCCAATCTCCGGAAGCTCCGCAAGTGACCCCCGTCAGACCGTGAGAATTGACCGTGTTCACGTCTTTTTCGCCTTCGGTATAGAAAACCCTTCGTCCCTCGCTGATTGCGTCCTGAAGGCTTTTCAGCCCGTTACAGTACACCGCCGGGATAGACTTTCGGCTCTTCCCCTTCAATCCATAATTGAAACGGTCTCCGTCCATAATTCCATAGATGAACTTCTTTCCGGAGAGACGAACCCGTGTAAAGGCATATTGACCGGATAGGTCGGTATAGTGATAAACCGCTTCGATAGGCCGCTTTTCGCGTCCTTCGATGTATGACCGCCACCGTTCGCCCGTCTGGATCGGAGAGTCGTCAAACAAATCTTTCATCTGAAGACCGACCTTTTCCAATATGTCAGCCGTTTTACAATCCGCGTGACAATGTAGGACGGTTCCCTTTTCACCGCGAGAGATTGACAGAGACGCTTCCTTGTCAGCGTGTGCCGGACATATACACTTGACGCTATCTCGATATTTTTCTTTTACTTCGAAACGAGATATGATTTCGTCAAACGTCATTCTCTTCAGCTCCCTTCAGTAAACTATCGACCGCCCTCATTATTCGGATTTTGTTCTCCGGAGTCAGGTCGTTCTTTAACAGACGGCTTAACCATTCGGGACGGATATTCAATTCGTCCGCTACGTCCTTATATCGAAGACCGTTCTCCGTGACTAATTGTCGTATGTCGAGATTTTTCACGGCTTTTCTCTCCCTTCTTAACTTAAAGTATTGACTTTCTTCAATTCTTGTCTTATTATATCAAGTAGAGAGTTAATCGTCAACGTAAAACGTTGATTTTACCGTCACTTTATTAACATTGTAATTGTTAAGGGAGATATAAAAAATGAGTAGAATTAAGACTGAAATTAACCCAATGAGAGCCGAACGTGTTAAGAAGTTAATTGAACGCGAGAACATCACACAAAAGGAACTCGCGAAACGTATGTATCAGACACCGCAAAACGTGTCCCGTATTATCCAGATGAAGCAACCCCTGACCGAAGAGACCGCACAACTCATTATTAACGCGTTCCCCGGTAAAGGATATAGGATTGAATACCTTCTCGGCTTCGATGATTATATGACCGACTCCGACCGTCTGGATAATCTATGGAAAGACGCTGAAAAGAAGCACGACAACGATATTTCAACGGTTCAATACCTCGCGAGCCTGACCGGGATCGAAGTCAAACTTCTTATGACCGGAACCAATATTGACGATGAAATTCTGATCCGGAAGGGAGACGAAGAGAAAATCGTCACATATAAGGACGTTACGAAGTTAATCAAATACTTGTCAGCCCTGACGGAGACCCACCTTCTCGACCTGATTTAGTGTCAATTCTGACGTTATATCCCACAATATCAAAAGAGACCGGATTTCAGCTCCGATCTCTTTCTTTTTGTCGTTTCACTTTTAACGGTCGTCAGATTTGACATTGTGTCCGTACAATGTCGCGTGAGTGTCCGCACTCATGCAATACTTGCGATTAAGACCGTGTGACCGTTGGTCTCCAGTGCTTGCGATACTACTCCCACCACTTCGAGACCGTCTTCCTATCAAGCCCCGTGTCCCTTATACAATCGGCTTTTATCCCGTCCGGATGACTCGCTCTCCATTCCTGGACGATTGCCTTCTTCGGCTTCCGACCGTTCCCGGCTCTCCAATCGTCCCCGTTTTGATTATAGATAATATCTTGTGTTGACCTCGCTATTTGCAAGTGAAGAGCCTGCTTTCGTCCGTTACGTTTATTCGCCTTTATCCGGATTCCTGACTTGAACTCGACACTATTTCGCGGATATGTGATCCACTTTTCATTAAACGCTTCGAGAGCTTCGAGAACGTCCGAAGTCGTGAAATGATTGTCTTCGCTATTCGTCAACGCTTCCATGTGATCCAGAAGACCGAACGCGTCCCGTTCAAGCTCTTCTTTCGTGACCGGGTTCGGGTTATGCTTTTCGTCATACATGGAGCATTTTCGAGCGTATATCGCTAACATCATCACGCAATAATACCGATGACCGACAACGGCTCCCTTCTCGATTTCAGCCTTCCACCAATCATAGACGTTACGGGATATATGCCAGACTCCCTTCGGTTGATTGTTTTTGATTCGTCTTTCGTACCAATCCGGATATAACTCTTTCGCCTTCTCCCGTGTCAGCTTCCCCTTTTTGACGAAGTGCGTCCCGTCCAGACGTTCCCGACTCTTCCGGAAACCTTCCGTGTAACGGATAATCTCTTCGATTTCGATTTTATCTCCGGTCAGAAAAGCCCGTGTCCGGTCTCCGTTCTTCGTGATCGTCCCCGGAACCCTGAACCCCTGATATATTCCTTCTTGTTGGATTTCCCGAACGTCCTTTATATCGACTATGCTATCATGCCATATTAACGAAGTCAGGTCTCGCTTTATATCCTGAAGTTTCCGCGAAGAGTCCTTGAACATCGCGACCGGCTCCGTCAGGACATAATACAGATGAAGCCCCGTCCCACTCGAGACGATGAAGGTCGGCTTCGGGATTCTATCCGTCAATTCTATGTGATTATTCCATAGCGTACGGAGTCCGACCGGATCATCCCCTTCAACCCGGAGACGGTCAAGGTCAACCGCGAAGGCATACAGAAAACGAGCGTGATCCGCTGAACGCTTCCTTCCGACATAGCTAACCGGACTCATAAGACAGAAGTCGTCCGTTTTCCCGACCTTGTCTATCATATCCAGGTCATCGGTAACAACGAACTTCTTCACAATCGGAGACCCGTCTTCTCTCTTCTCTTTTCCGACCGTAACCATAAGCCCGTTATAAATCCATTCATCATCCTTCGATTTTCTCTTCTGACCCTTCTTCTGGAATGATCCGACCGGGAATATCTCCCGATAGAACTCTTTCGGCTCCACCTCATCGAAGTATTGAGTCAACCACTCTGTCATAGCGTTCATATCTTTACACCTCTACAAGATATAGGGACATAGGGGAGCGTTATATTATCAATACATTTTTTCCCTATCGTCAGCCATATTATAAGCGGACTGATTTCGAGTGTCAATCCGCTTTACTCGACATATATTATCAATGAATTTATTTTACCCGTCAGACGGCTTTTCAGCGTCTTCAGGATCATATTTGAAGTAACCCCCGAAAATCCTCGAAGCGTACTCTCTCCGGTTCAGATATAGCCCCGTGTCCTTCTGGATTATGAACCTATCCCGTTTCGGCTCGATAAATTCATCGAAGAAGAGCTTTATTTCTGACGGATCATCCGTCCGGAGATGTATTTTCACCTGAACGTCCGTTATTCTTTCAAGGTCAACCCCGAAACGCTTTTCTTCCAGACTCTCGAAGTCTACAACGTATTGTTCCCACAATCCCGGACGGTTTTTATAATGGAGTGTAGGACTATACCCCCGGAGCTTCCGTTCGACCGCGTGTGTCTTCTGATTCCGCTCGATATACTTCATATCGTTTTCAGTTACGCGAAAACGTTCGTCTTCCCGGAGCCGTCCGAAGTCGGGATATATAATTTCATTGTAAAACCGTTCAACGTCCTTCCGTTGTCCTTCAACGTAAATATACAATGACACGGAACTTCAACCCCTTTTCCGATATAGCCCGAAGAGAGTCTTTTCAAAAGATTGTACTTCCGATTGTGCTTCGTCACGTTCTTTTTGAAGGGTCTCGATTGTCTTCTGACCTTCTTCGACCTGAACCCGTGACCTCGACAACTCCGCTTCGGTTTCCTTCAGTTTCTCGTCTTTTGCTTTGTTATCTTCCAGAAGAGCCGTGTATTTCACTTGTGCTTCGAGACTCTTCTTCGTTTCATCCTGAAGAGCGATAACACGATCCTTCTCTTTCAATAATTCGTTTTGTGCGGATAAAAGCTGAACCTTCAGGGTCTCGACCTGGCTCTTCAGCTCTTCAATCATACCCACGTCATCGGGTTTTATCAGGATCAGCGGACTTTCCCTTCTCTTTTCCTTCAGGAACTCGACCGCGTATTCATCGAGATATTGTTTCCGGTTCTTCTTTACAATGTGACCGTCCAAATCGTCAGCGTAACGGGTTAATTGCTTCCGTATTGCTTCATAAGTGACGTGTTGCTCTTCCGCGAACTGTTTTATCGTCTTCAGCTCCATCGACAAGCCCCCTTCCCGGAATACAACTCCGGTTGTCCTAAAATTTGTACAACGTTGTAAATTATCGGGAACCGTTGATTTTGCTCGATATACAACTTCGGTTTTACTAAAATTTGTACAACGTTGTATTGTCTTTTCAGTATAGCCGAAAGCCCTTGAAAAGTCAATTCTTGAAGTATGTCAGAAACGCGTCAGATGACCGTCAGACGGCTTTTCGGGATTCAGGCATAGAAAAACCCGAAGAACGATATAAAACCGCTCTCCGGGGCTTCTGGACGCGTCAGACGAAGAACTCCCTGATTTCGGGATCGTCCGAAACGTATATATTTTCGATTTCATCCGGTTCGTAGCTCTCCCGGATTTCCTTCTTCACCTTTTCAATATCCGCGTAACTGTTAGCGATATACTCTTCGGAGACCGGAAGACCGGACTCTTCCGTGAAGTAAACCGTCACGATCCAGACTTCACGCTTTTCAGTTTTCGGGATTATCGGCTCCGTTCCCCTTGCCTTCTGGATGATAGAGACAATATCTCGAACGACCTCGCGTTCCCAACCGGACAACCATTCGAGCGTTTTTTCTTCGGATTTCGTCAGGTCAGCGTCCCCGATGACGTTCTTCAGCTTTTCGAGATTGATTTCCTTCCAACCTTCCATAGCGTCAGCCCCCTTCCCTATTCATCGAGAGACGATTGTCTGATCTCTTCAGCGTCCCGGATATAATCCCGTAACGCTTGAATATCCTCGTTTAATTGTGGCTCGTAGTAGTCCAACGCTCGAGCCAATAACGAACGCGTCCGCGTGTCGTCATGCTGATATAACGCGTTCATAAGCCTTTTCGCACCGTTTACCTTTTCATACATAATTAAAGACCCCCTTTCAGCTCTCTTTTGTATTTGTAGAACGTACCGCGAGCGACCCCGGTCAGCTTCATCATTTCCACGTCAGACAAATCACCGTTAAAATCCTTCGACCTCTTCAGGATGATTTCCTTCGTCTTCAGGGACTTCTTCGTTACCAACTTCGCCCCCTTCGGTTGTCCGATTTGCTTTCCGTTTAATCGAGCCGTCTCGATACCTTCACGCGTTCTTTGATGAAGGTCTTCGACTTCCTTTTCAGCCTGATCGAACGCGAGCCGGATTTGTTCTTTTGCCAACGATAGAAGGTATTTGTTGACCCCTTCGAGAATAAAGTCAACGTTCGTTCCGGTCAGCGGAACCCCCGACTCGAGAGCCTTCTTATAGGTTTGTGTGTCAATGTGTCTTTCCTTCAGGAAAATCAGATTGACCCCCTTGTTATATAATTCCTCATATATCCGGAACCCTTCGTCCGCGTCCCTGGACATTCTCGACACCTGATCGAAAACGACCGTGTCGCCCGGATTCAGCTTTTTATATAACTTCAGCCAACCGGGACGGTCGAGACGCGTTCCCGTGTATTCATCCGTTACAATCAAAGCGTCCGGATATTCCGCTTTGATATTTCGGATTTGTCGTTCGATTGATTGCTTCATAGTAGACACCCGGCAATAGCCATAAACCCTTGATTTCATACAATCCCGTCCTTTCATGGTATATTCAAAGTGTTGTTTCTAACGTTCGTCACTTTTGACACTTAAAATATACCATGATAAAGACAGTATGTCAATACTTTTGATACTATTTTTTATAACGTCACTTTTGACACTCGACAATACATTCCTTCGATACGATGACGATTTCCCCGTCCGCTAACTTCAGGATAACGTCCCCGTTCGCTCTGATCTCCGTCACCGTACCTTTTACGAAAATCTTATCGCCTTCTTTCATTTCGTTCGTCTCCCTTCTTCTGGATGATAAAGTCAGCCCATTCAGCCCGGATTTTTTCGCGGATTAACGGCTCGTTGCTAAAATCCAACGTGTCAACGTCCTTCGTTGCTTTCAGTACGGAGTCGGCAATCTTCGGAGATATGCCTTCCTGAATAAGTAACTGACGATAACGCGTCTCGCGGTTCATCTTATCCGTTAAAAGCGTGATTTGTTCGGACGTTAAGCCGATACGCTTCATATAGTCAGCCCCGATCATTCGTCCGACCCCCCGTCAACTACTTCGGAGAAGAGTCGAAGACCCTGATCGTCCAACCCGACAAGCTCCGAAAAACAATCGCTCTTCCCTTCAAAAAGTCTTCTCTTCGTCAACGGAGTGTCTGTCGCTCCGTAGTTTCTTTCATGGTACTCTTTCGCCAATCTGGACGCTCTCGTTGTGTCGAACTGAACGAAGTCTTCCGTCCATGCTTTCAGGCTCTCGACAACCTTCGAAGCCGTCTCCGATGACATTTCAGAACACAAACTGTCATAATTCCGCATGATTCCGTGATCGTGTGCAATCTCCGTTACCAACGAAACCGCTATCGGGTTATCCTTCACGCTTTCAGCCACGCGAGACAACTCTTCTTCCGTGACCTTCTTCTTCAGCTTCAGGATATTCAAAAGGTTAATCTGATCCGTTGTCGGAGCCTTGACGGTTCTCTTCCCGATATTGTCAATCATACCGCTATAAATCGCGTTAAAGCTCGCCCTGGCTTCATCCTGAAGGGAACGAAGCTCCGTCTCGAACTTCTCGCGAAGTTTCTTCTCTTCCTCTTCGTAACCCTTCGACCCCCGGAACCGCTCGAGACCCTTCAGGTCTCTTTCGAACTTGTCGGTCAGCTCTTTTCTCGCGTCCTGAAATTTCTTCGCCCGGATGTAAAAAGTTTCGGTATTCGTTATCATTTTTTATTCTCCTTTCATATCAAAGAAACTGTTTATAAAACGTTGTGCAACCGTTGTTAATTTGTTCAGATTTTCCTTCAGGTCTTCGACTTCTTCCTGAAGAAAATCGAGACGGTCGTCCTTATTCGGGAATACTACGTCCGGAATGTATGAAACCGTGAAGAGCGTCCCGTGTGATTGCGTGTGATCCTTCATCAATTCGAGATTTGCGTCTTCCATTTCCCCGAACCCTCGAAGGACTTGACGCTCCCACGTTCCCGGATCAATCGCTTTTCCGCAAACCGGACACGTTCGAGCCTTCCACCCCTTCCAATCGTCCCGATGATAGACAATCCAGGACGAACCGCAACCGTCACAACTGATTTTCAAGTGTCCCATGATTTCAACTCCCTTCTTTTTATGCTGATATGCCTTTTCTATAAATCAGGTCGTTCAAGGCATAAGCGACCGCGTCTATCGTGTGATTGTCCTTGTCTGGCAATTCTGACGTGATTTCGCCCGTCTTCCGGTCAACCACATAACAATAATTTTGAAATTCTTTCGCACTCTCCGGACAACGCTTCGGATCAATCCTGATTCGTCTATGTTGGAGCCATTTCACGCGATATTGAACGCAACCCGGCTCTTTATGACACGGAGACACCTTCAGACCGTTATCCCGAAGGTCAACGAGCGACTTCGGTTCAGCACAATCACAAATTATTCGTTGTCGCTCTTCGTACATAACCCCGTCAAGGAATACACTTCCGGAGACTTCCCCCGTCCGGTCATAACCCTTTTCTTTTATCCGGTTCGCTATCTCTCGATTGCTACAACCCCGGTCGAGCATTTCGTCAATAAAAAGGATCGTGTCCGTTTTTCTGTCATAAGCAACCCGGACGAACGCGAACGGATCGGAACTGAACCCGAAGTCTAACCCCTGATAGATATATGTCTGATTCCGGATTTCTTCGTCCGTGATTTCCCCGATTTCGAGATTCGGGAAAACTTCGGAGCCGTTACCAACCGGAAGACCGAGAAATTCGTGTTCGTAGGCTCGCGGATTGATTTCTTTCAGCCGTTCAGCTTCATCGAGAAATAATTGTCCGAGCCATTCCTTCGGGATTTGCCGATAATCGGTTCGTACTGTCAGCGACCGTTCGTCAGGTCTTTCGATGTATTGATTCGCCCAATTTGCCGATGAAATAGGCGGATTGAACGACCTGAAGACCGTGAACCTATCACCGCCACGGAGAACGGATTGTTGAAGGTTTCGAAGCTCCGGTTCTCCCGTGATTTCGCTGAACTCTTCGAGCCACAATATCGAGTTATATCCCTTCACGGGCTTCAAGCTCTTCAATTTTTCCGGATCATCGAGACCCGTCAAGCGGATTGTCTGACCCGTTACAAACACAAACTGAAGGGGAACGACCGTTGATTTCCAATATTCCGCAACGTTCAGCGTGTCAATCGCCCATTGTATTTGATTGAAGACCGATCCCCGGAGCGTGTTCGCGAACTTCCTGACGACTAACGCGTTCGATTGTCCGGTCGTGTCCTTCATAATCTGATTGACGACTTCCAAACTGATATAACTCGATTTTCCGGAGCCACGACCGCCCGGAAGGTTGATAAAAGTATGATCTCCCCGGACAACGTCATCGTGTACCGGACGGAAAACGTCCGCGATATGACCCGTTATATCCAGACGGTCAATCTCTTCTTTCATCTTCACGGAAGCCACCCTGGACGCTTCAAGAGCCGATATTTGACGTTCTATCTCTCTATCCGACAATTTCATCGACCCACCCCCTAAAGTGTCTCAAAAACGTCTTCTGACGGCTTCTGAAGGGCTTCAATTCGTTTCATCAAATCGGTTGTGTTTGTCCAATCCCGAAGCTGATTCATTAACGTTGTAATTGCGTAGACCTTCGTTTGTGTCGGAGTGTCCGGGTCTTCGATGATCCCCTGAAGGATTTCAACGTCCTTCGTCAAGTAGGATTGCATTTTATTAACCGCACTCTTCAGGATTGCTTCTTTTCGCTCCCGGATGACCTTCTGAAAATCGGGATTGTTTCGGATTTTATAACACGTTGCCTTCGACAACCCCGTTTCCCTGATAACGTCCACCATTCGAAAATTATTCAGGAACGCGGATATAACTCTTTCATCTTCACAATAATTTTTCGCTTGTGCCATTTAATCACGCCCCCTTCGTCAAGTCGTGAAGGATTTCGACCGCCTTTATCCGGTCAGACGATGACGCTTTCGGATCATCCAGGACGCGAAGACACGCGTCTTTCATTTTCTCCCGGACTTCGACCTTGTCTCGTTCCTTCTGTTTTCTGGCTTCTTCGTTTCGTTTCCTTGTTTCAACCGCCTTTTCAGCACTCGTCATTGTTATCACCTCGCTTTTCTTCTGACTCGATGTATTGTTCAGCCTTTTCTTTTGTCGAGAACTTATAGGGTTCGTCTTCCCACGCGTACCCGTTACCGACATTTTTTAATTTCCAGACCCGGAACTCTTTTCCGGACGGAAGGATTTTGTATTTGCTTCTTTTCATCTTTTCACCTCGCTTTCTGACCGTAGGGACGTTAGGGAGATTAGGGAGAAGTTTTGAGTTACCGTACATATATAGTGTTTTTACCCTTATTTTTTAATGATTTTATTTTCATCTTAAAATATCTCCCTTTTCTCCCTTTTCTCCCTATCCCTTATAAATAAAGGCTTTAACAGACTTCGTTATCTCCCTTTTTCATCCCTGAAAAATCCCTTTTTATCACTTCGCGAACGGATTGTCCGCGTCATCTATCGGGAAAAATCCATTCAAGGGAGATTTAGGGAGATTTTCAGGGAGATTTTCAAGGTAAAAAATCCCTTTGAAATACTCGACCCCGTTCGTTTTAATCTCCGCGTACCCCTTCGATTTCATCGACCGATAGAAGTTTTGCTTCGTCAACGATTGCCTTCCCATATCCAGACAATAGGCTTCATAATCGCGGTATAGGTTCAGCTTTTTAATCCGTTCGTCTGGCTTCTTCCCGGTGAACTCCGTCAGGAACGCTTCCACCGTGTCGGACTCGCACCGTAACCGCCTAACCGCTTCGATTGACCCCTTCGACTCGATGATCCGACCGCGTTCATACATTCTTTCGAGAGCTTCGACACATAACCGGATGAAATAATCGGTCTCTTTTGCCAACCTATCGAAGAAGTCGGTCTCGATCTTCTCCGGAACCTTATTCATCGTCAGAATTAACAACCTTCGATAAAATCCGTTCGTCCGTTCAGCCTTGACGATAGGCAATTCGTTACAACTGAAAATAAACTTCGCATAATTCCGGAAACTTATCGCGTCCCGTCCCTTTTGTTCCGCGAGAATAGTGTCTTCGCCTAATACTTGTTTGAACTTTGACGCGTCCTCGAGACAACCGATTTCCAAATCCGCGACCGTGTTCAGGAACTTTCCCATTAAACCGAAGCTGAAAAATCGTTGTGATAACTGATTCAAGCTGATATTCGAGACGTTGTCGCTCCCGATTGCCTTTTCTTCGAGCTTAATCACGGTTGATTTTCCGGAGTTACCTTCACCGACAAGGAATAACGCTTTTTGTTGTCGCGTGTCCTTCGTCATCGACAACCCGGAGTATTCGAGAAACATTTCCCGGTCGTCTGGATCATCGAAAAGGAATTGAAACCACTCTTCGACCGTTTCCCTCTGAAGGTCAGCGTCCGGATTGTAAACGTGCGGAATAACGTTCGTGCATAGATACCGCGGATTGTGCGGTTCCATTCGTTTATCAACGGCATTTCGGAACCCATTCTCGAAGGGAACCCAAC